TGAAGCCCTTGCCCATGCTTCTAGTCGGGGTCTTGGCTCCTGGCGCGATGGTCGGCCCGTCATTGGCAACGTAATCGGGGTCGTTCGCGTCGTACTCAATTGGGGGCTCTACCTTTAGCTCAGTCGCATCGGCAAACTTGTTCGCCATGATGGTCGTGAACTTCTGCATCGGGGATTGCTTGATGATCGGCGACGTGTAATACGGATCGCGCACGTCCTGCCGCTGATAGCCGGTGTAGATGATCGACGGATACGGCAATTCGTTCGGCGACATATAGACTATGACGCCGTTCGCAAGAATCGCCTTGGAGTTCGGGAAGTACATATCCCCGTCGCCGCGCTCAATGACGAGGTCGCCATACCACTTCGTCAGGCGCACGTCGGACGTTTCAACATCCTTGACCTTATGCGTATCCTTCGGGGCCTTCTTAAGTCTGTCAGGCATCCAACCCTCGCCGCTCGCAATCTGGCGCAGGCGCCATAGCGGCATGTACTCCTCAAGAATCATCGCCCCCGTGTAAAACAGGTTTGTTCCGATGATCGAAGGCGACGGGTCCGGGTAAGCGTTCCACATCGAGTACGGTTGCAGGACAGGTGCCGCCAAATACTTGACGCGCGATCCCTCCCATACCATCGGCTGTTGCTCCCATCGAACTTCGAACACGACAGAGCCATGCGCAAGGCTCTCCGTGACGCCCAACTTAAAGCGATTCTTGAATCCGAAGTCCTTCTGCTGTTGCGCCATGAAGGAGCGCAGCAGGCTATCCTTCTGTTCCTGTTCGTTCGCGTCGTAAAACCGCTCGCCTGTTTCCTCATCCATCTGCGACTCGGTTTCGGTGTGCGGATCAAACCATCGCCGGTCCTGAGGAAATATCATCCGCATCACGTCATCGCAGATGATCTCCAGCGACTTTGACAACTCGCCAAGCTCGAATACGTTGTGCCACGACGGCGCCAGCGGCTGCCCGACCTCATTAACGCGCTGCATCGGATTCATCGCCAGTTGGCGATCAATTTCCTTCCACTTCCGTTCCGCATCGGTGCGATAAGTGGACTTCTTGCGCGAGTCGAGTTCGTTGTTAATGTGCGTTTCGAGTTTCGTCCAGTCGGCTTTCTGGATCTTGCGAGGCTTCACCAATTCGACGCCCCACGAGCGAATGCGACCTTGCGACGGCGCACCGTCTCAGTACGGGCGTGACGAAGCATCATGTGCGCATATCGCACGGCACTGATTACGTCGTCCCTGATATCCACGATTTTCCCGTCCTTCCGGTGATAAGTTCGCCGCTCCTCCAGGAAGTTCTTGCACGTCCTGAAGACCTTGATACGTCCAGTTTCGAATCGATCATACATCGACAGAATCGCCGCCTCGCGCGAGTTCCCGCCCTCGCCCTCCTCCTGCCCTGACTGCGGCGGATTTGTTGCCTTCTCGGGCAACATCAACAACCCTTCGTCTATGTAGAAAGAACGCAACTGCCGCCCCGTTCCTTTCTCCGTGTTCAACCCGTCATGGGGCCACGCAACCGGCCAGTTGCCCCAGGGCTTGACCGCCGCTGCGTGAATCGCAGGAATCGCACGAGACTCGCGGTAATCCTTGGTCACGTAGACCGTATCCGCATCACGATCCCACGCCAGTTCAGCCGCGCCGAACGGGTGATCCGAGCCGAAGTCAATACCGATGATCCGGGGCCAATACTTCGGTATCTCGATGGGGTCAATAACAAATGCATCTTCATTGAACGGAAACACAAGCCCAGAACCCATCATCGGAATTCCCTTGGAGCGCATTTCTCGCTCGTGAGGCTGGAATCCCGCCCACAACTGTTTTGCTTCCGAAGTCCACTCGCCCTTGTCATCAACAAGGTGCTTTGCGTCTTCCCACGCCGCGCCGACCAGTGCCTGCCCTTCCGCCAGCGACTCCATGAACTGCGTCACGACCTCAGTCATACCGTTTTCCGGCGTGAAGGTCATGTTCAACACGGCATCCATCGAGATCGTTGCTCGCAGATATTGCGACCAGATTTCTACGGGGGGTTCCTCGTCCAGCCAGCCACCATTGACGCGAATCCCCATGTGCTTGGCCGGCCCCTGCTCGTAAGCCCGAAACATCAACTTCGACCATCGTCCCGTCGCATGCTTGACCAGCACCGTATCAAACGCATTCGGCACACCGGGCTTCATCGTCCGCTTGCCGATACAATCGATAGGAATAGAGCCAGTCCCCAATGCCGCAGGATTGGACGGATCGCCAAACAAGAGTTTCTGATTGACGTCGCGGGTCAGTTCATTGGTCTTGCCGCCGATCATCCAGACCGTCGGCCCCGTGAACCGCTTGCCCTTCCACCAGTCCGGATACTTCCCGGTAACGTGGATCGCGACTTCCATAGCGCCGCACCATGTCTTCCCGGTGCCGTTCGCCGCCATCAACAATTTCTGTGCGGCCGGCTTCTCTGTCTTGAAGCCTCGCGCGTTGTGCCACTTCCGCTGAAATTCGTAAGGCTCGTAATGTTCGAGCTTGTGCGTCTCACGACGACGATCCAGCAGCATCAACAATTCGGCATACTGCCGAGTCGGGTCAGGCGTGGGCAAGCATCGCCTCGCGTTCTGCTCGCCATAACTCCGCGAAGTCCTGCTCCGCGTAGTCAGGGAAGCACGGCGTCCCCTTCGTGTAGTGGATCAGTTTAGGATCGCCCGTGGCGTCGTATCCTTCCTCGCCAACAAGCCAATTCCATTCTTTCGGCATGCCGGCAATCTGATGGTCTTCGCACCACGTAAACTGATGCAGGTCCAGACCGTGCGCACGGTTGACGTATTCAAGCGTCAGTTTCTGGCACAGTCGGTTGTTGAAGATCATCACACTCGACCAGTTCTTCTTCTCATACTTGGTCTGCACCGCGTCGAGGAACTTGATGTCCTCTCGCGGCTGGTGGTCGTGCTTGATGCACATCACCGCGTAGCGCTCGTCGCGCAGCGCCCACAGTTTGGCGATGTCGTCGAGCACGAGCATGTCGCAGTCCATGAAGATCGACCAGCCCTCGAAGCCGGACAGTGAGGGCGTAAGGAAGCGCGAGAACGAGAAGTCGGTCGATTGCAGCGGATTGCGTTCGCGCCACATCTCCCGCTTGAGCTGCGAGAGCATCAGCGGCGCGATAGCAACCGGTTCGCTCGAGCGAGTATGGATGCTGTGTGAGAGCACAGAAAAGGCCACCGCTTCGCGCGGGTCGTAGCCGATGAAGACGCGGATCATTAAGAACCCTCCCGTTGTCGTGGCAAATAGAATCTCAGTTCCGGATGAAGTGCCCGTTTGGGGCGGCGGTCGCGCCGAACTTTCGCTCGCGCGCCGCGTCATGAATCAGCAGGCCGGGATTCGCCGAAACGAAGGCTTCGACGGCTTCCCAGGGCCCGGGGCCGAAGTCGGGCCGAACCGGATGTCCGTTGACGTTCGTGTCCTCGACGACCAGATAGTCACCCTTGCGCATCAACGGCACCCAGGCTTCGAGTTCGCGCAGCACATGCGCTTTGCTGTGGTCGGAGTCGAGGATCAGAAATGCGGTGCCCCGCGTCGCCGGCAGCATGCCCATCACTTCGCGCGCCATGGCCGGCGCGCCGCTGTCGCCGAGCATGAAGCGGATGCGCGGGTGTTGCTCCACCTGTCGCGCCTGCGCATCGATGTCGATGCTGATGACCTGACCGGGCGCATCCCGCCCTGCCAGCGCGTCGGCGAAGAACAGGGCACTGCCGCCGTGGCGCGTGCCGCATTCGATGACCCAATCGACACCGCGCTCGTGGATGATCTCCTGGTAGTTCCACATGTCGCTCGGCAGCTTCAGCGTGCGCACCCCGTGCCAGCGCATCTGCTTCCACACGTTGGTGTGGTAGAACCAGGCCATGTAACCGTCCCAGATGTGCTGCTCGACCGGCTTGTCGCCGAACACGCGCCGCAGGTCGGCATCCGGCGACTCGGATGTGCGCGGCACCGCGTCACCGGCCGCACGCTTGGTGCCGATCATGTTCACCATCAGATACGGCAAGTGCTTGCGCTGGCCGCCTTCGACCGGCTGCATCAGCGCCATGCGATTGTCGGCATCCGGGAACTCGTCGATGGCGATGAACTCGTCCTCGACGTTGGTCGAGTAGTAGCGGTGCGACCATTCGAAATCGGGAAACAACGCCTCGATGCCGCGCCACGAGTATCGGAAGTAGTCGTCCGGATAGGCATGGAAGCGCCACACCCACGGTACCGACATGTAGAGCCGTCCGCCCGTGCGCACCAGGCGGGTGACGTTGCGCGCGAACTCCCAGGGGCGATCGACATGCTCCAGTACCGAACAGCAGATCGCCAGATCGAAATGGCCGGGCGGCAGCGCTCCGATGCCCTCGGTCAGATCCTGCACCACGTCGACGTTGTTGCCCGCAGCCAGGTCGAGCCCCCTATAGGGCACGTCGCGGTAACTCGACCGGAAGTCCGCGGTGCTGCCGTAGTCCTTGCTGCCGATCTCGAGCACCGGGCCGTTCGCACGCGGAGCATGGCGCTTAAGGAAAAAGAGCTGGTTGTTGTCGCCCACGTCGTCGTCCGCCTATCTGAATCGCGTAATTCGGATGCCCATGGCGTCGAGCCCGACCTGGCGCAGTCCTCGCGCCGGCTTCTCGGCGACCACGCGCATGTCGCGCGGCTCGCGCAGCTTGAACTGCGCCGGCTCCTGCCGCGCCCCGACCAGTCCGGCCTCGGCCATCAATGCGGCCAGGCTCTTCGGTGTGTAGCCCCAGCGATGCACCATGTAGGGATCGCGCCACTGCGGGTC